ATGTCCCCATTCTCAGACTGGTCCGTGACCTCAGTAGCGGACTGGGACCACTCCTTGACAGGGGCAGCAGAGAAGGAAGAACCGCTGTGATACTCGTTCCATTTGTCAATGGCCTTACGGGCAGCAGTATATTCACCGGTAGTAATATCTACGCGAGAACCATTGCCGATGAAAGCAGAAGAGAGGAAGGTCTGATAGTTCTTGTTGTCATCTGTAGAGCGGATACCAAGAACGACCTTCACGCGATTTTCCGGCTGCAACTTCAGATACTCGCGAATCTCCGTCACATCTCCATTGCAGAGTTTGCCCCAGTTATCAATGGTAAGACGACCCGGGTTCTTCGTGGCCTCCCACTTGTTCGACACGCGGCTGAACATCTGAAGTGGAGTGACATTCAGATACTTCATCAGGAACAGAACAAGAGATTCCTCGCCAACATGAGCAGGCTTATAGTCAGAAGAGATGTTGGCAGGGCCATTGGAATACTGAGGAACCTTATGTCCCTGAATCTCGGACTTCGTACCATAAGCGGTACGACCATAAGCGTCAATAATCTGACACTTGGTCTGGTCTTTATTGAACTGGACATCCGGACGAATCCAGAAATCGAGACCGACAACGGGTTTGTCGTCGAGGTCCTGAATCTGGACGAGGAAGCGGACACGGGCAGATTTCTTACCTTCATTGTTCACCGTCACATAAGTGGGTTCATCCGCATCATCGGGAATCTGCCAGCCATACATCCGGAGCGTGTTGTTGTTCGGGTTGACGGCGAGGACATTGACACTGGCGACACCGATGTACTTCTTGACATCGACATAGTTTTCAGAAGAGCTGTTCTTGGAAGCGTTGAAATTCTCAATCATAATTTTTATTGTTTTATTGTTTTGTTTAATAGTTAATCAGTTCTGGAGTAGTGAAAGGCGGCATCTCGACATAGTGATGTTCCCATACCTTGCCTTTGATACGGAATTCCCAATGGTCTTCGTTCTCTTCTCCGTCACCGTCCAGGATAAACAGGACATTGGGGAACTTGGAAGCAAGGACCTTTATATCCTTTTCCCAATCGTACCATTTATAATCATGATCGGCACAGTCATCGAGGATACCATTGATGTAGTACGGGTCTGAATACTCAGCGTTGTCATCTTCAACATGATATTTCTGAAGAGCCTGTTCGTCCTCAGGAGCACCATGATAAGACAGGGAAAAATAAGTGTAGTAGCCCATACTATTAGAAGTTATCGGGCCACTCGGGCCACTCGGATTCACCCATCGTCTTTACTTCGCCGTTCTCGTCGGTGTTCCAGTCGATATTCTCCTTCGGCTCGAAAGCGGGTTCTTCTACGGCTTCGGCAGTCTCCTCTTTCACTTCCGCCTCAACAAAGACGGGCTCCTTTTCTTCTTCTGGAGTTTCCTCAGCCGTCTCTTCAGGCTCGTTGTTCTCTGCAAAGAGATTATCCACGACGGTATCTTCTTCTGCGGCAACGGTAGTCTCTTCAATCTTCTCGGGCTCTTCAGTTACCGTTGATTCAAAGTCACCAAGTACCTCCTTTACAGCCGTGGAATCGAAAGCGGAGAACATCTTCTCATACTGTTTCAACTGCGTCTTATATTCGGAGAGATTCGCTTTCAGAGTCTTCTTCTCCTCGGCGATAATCTTGCGATACTTCTCGTCAATGACTTCAAGCGCGGCGTTTGCGTCAGCGATACCGTTCTTGCAATCATCCATAAGTCCTTTGATTGCGAGAATGCCCTTCTTAGTAATTTCAGATAACATTGGTTGTAATAATTAAGAAATGAGATTAAAAGTTATAATGTTTGATGTACTCTTCTGGAATAGAAGACGTTAGAGTATAGAGAAAACTATTATCCTTGGACTCGTCAAATACGGGTATATAAACAACCGGTTTCTTACTGCGAAAGACACGCCCGAGTTCCTGAACCGTGATTCTTTGAGTTCCCCCGAGTTGTCCGATGATACCGCATTCGATATCGTTGAGGTTCTGTCCCTCGATGAGTTTTCCCACAACGAAAAGAGAGTTTATCTCATGATTGTTGAACCGACGTAGATGCTCCATAGACTTCGGACTCTTGGAGGTATATGCATTGTTACCTCCAAGTGCTTCTGCCTGCTTGATGGACGAACAGAAACAGATATACCGCTTGCCTTTCTTGTCCAATTCCTGACAGATTCTAAGAATTGCCTGGTCTTTTCGGGAACCAAGAAATCTCTTTCTCTCATTCCCGGCACGAAGCATACGCATCTTCAGGAACTTGTTATTCGGATTGGCGTTGAAAGCACTTACGGCTTTATCCACAAGGTTTGTAAGAATCTGGTAATATCCTTTATCCGTATATGTAGCCCCCTTGTACCAGTATATCTTCGCATTATCGTCCAGTTGTAGGTGCAGAACATTGACAAGCGGTGCAGGAAGAAGTCCGAGAGAGATGGCACGAGAAAGAGAGACGATAGACATATCGAACTTGCCATAAACCTGTTCGAGTGTCTGTCTCTCTTCCTCCGTAACCACTGCTCCAAGAGCAAGGATATAATCTCCTTTCAGGGCCTTACAGATTGCGGTCCGTTTCTCCGTATCGACATGAGGCACCTCATCAAACACTACGACATCCCAACTCGTTCCCTTGTATTTATGAAGGGAAGCATAGCAGATAATCGTGACATTGATTGACGGAATGCCGAATTTGTCGAACTCATTCAACCAGTTCTTGATATTGTCCTGTTCCGGAACGAGGATCAAACATCTGAATTCAGGATGAGCTTCAAGAAACCGCAATGCAATCCGACTTTTCCCGCAACCGGTAGCCCACATACAGATGAGCCTCTTAGAATGGAACAGCCGTTTGGCTGCGGCTTCCTGAAGTTCATCTCTATTCATAATACTCGTCAATCTTTTTCGCTACAAGAGCGAGGTCATTCGGAATAAACTCTTCCTCGAACATACCCATAGGACTCTTAGCAGGAATCTCTGCACCGGAACGGTCGATAGTCCTGTTGGTGATGAAACCATAAGTAATGTTCTTGTCTTCATACTGAGGATTGGCGAACAGGACAATATCCACATTCTCAAGGATATTGTACTGGTTGTCGAGCAACTTACCAACAGTAGAAGGCTTATACTCCACGGCACCAGAATCTGTCATGACACTCTCCACATGATACTCCATGAAGACTTTGATATCATCACGAAGTTCCTGGATGGCTTTCAGGATTTGCTGCATATGCATGGCGAATGCCGTGTACTTATCATAGCCCTTCTGATTGGCGAGCTTGAAGTATTCCTGCCGGATGATATAAGTGCCATCAGTGATAATGATATTCTTCACATTCGGCTGAGCATTCGCCCACTTCAGGGCTTTCAGCACATCCTCATAACTGGGAGTAGAAAAGAGATTCTTCTGTTCCTTGCCATACTTGCCGGCGAACTTAAACGGAAGGGTACGATTGATGACACGAAAGATAACGGTCTCTTTCGGATCGAGGGTGCGAATTGCGGAAGTCTTACCAGTACCAGTCTTTCCGCAAATAAGAATAGTCTTAGCCATTGATAACGTCTTTAAGGTTTACTACTTGTTTGGAATAATACACGAGCTGGTTGTTCTCAATACGATAACCGAGGCCATGCATGTACTTAATAATCTCACGAGGAGTGAAATCTGAGAGAGAAACTGGTTTCTGCACAGGAGGAGCGATGGACGCAACCTGAATTGGAGCAGGTTTAGTCTCTACTGTCTTACTGTGTTTCTTGGCATAAGTCTTTTTTGAATAGCCCTTCTGAAGTTCCTTTGTGCAATCTTTGCAATAGGTCGAAAGTCCATTCGGCTTGGTCTTGTTCGTGTAGAACTCGCTTACAGGCTTCTCAGTGTGACAGTGTCCACAATACTTTGTTTTAGTGTCGTCCATTACTTTAAGAGTTGGTTGAAATCGTAGTTGGATACTTCGATAGTATTCTTTTCAAGTTCTTTCTGAAACTCCGGATCTGACTGTCTCATGTCGTAAAGTTTAAGAAAAGCAAGGAATACTTCCGGATTCTTTTCAAAGAAAGTACAAAGAGCCATAGCCATGTCGAACTGCTCATCAAGATTCTTGCAATGAACCTGACAAGCTATACCTACGGAATCTTGAGTGATTTGAAGAAGTACTTTATTTTCTTCCATGTTTCTTAATGATATTGAAAAGATTAAAAAGAGCGAGTTTACGAGAATGTCTGAAGTTCTTTAGATAAGTAGCCTTATCATAAAATCTTTTTACAGCATCAGTAGCATCCGGCTTTGGTAATTCCTGGAAATCGCATACTGCACCGTCAAAGAACAGCGGGCATACTCCTCCCATTTCACCATTACGATTGGCAAGGACATAAAGGAATCGTCCATAGTTTTTCAATCCTTCATTGGAGGCATTGGAAATAGAATATCCAAGCCAGGTCGGAAGACCGAATTTAGACGGATCAAACAAGCCAAGAACCAAATCTGCATCTCTTGCCGTGTATTTGGAATCACCTAATCCTGCCGCACTGGGAACCATCTTCTTCTGCTTCATTGCCTCTAACCCTTCCGTCTCGGACGCTTGCTGCTGAATAGCAACACAAGTATAACCATAACGGTTACGAAG